CGGAAAATCTTACCCTTGGTTGCCCAAAACGCTTCAAGCTTGGCGCGCCATGTAACCGGGTGGCGATAGTTGTTCTCAAACCGGCAGACAATCCCATCCTTGGTAAACCACGGAACGGGCTTCCAATAGCGGGGGTTGGCGCGCAGGTCGTAATACTGGGTGAGGGTAGTAGTGGGCTGACCGATGGGAGTGCGCGCCCAATCGGGCTCACCGATGATAGCAGGATGTAGATAGAGAGACATGATAGATATTATAGCAGAGGAAAGGAAAGTGTCAACTCAAAGCATCTGTCTAATCCGGGCTGCGGCGCGTTGGCGGAAAACAAAAACGTCCTGAGGAGACATCTTGAGCTTACGGGGCAAGTGATTCCACTGTCCTTCCGCGACAAAGGTGTCTACGACTAATCTCTCCCGTTCGGAGAGTTCGCTAATCGCATCCCTTGTCTTCTGGACTCCATCCTCAGGCACGCTGATATCGGGTTCGTAAACCAAGACTTCCTCATCCCACTCGTTAGGCTGGACCATCTTACTAACCAAGGCTACCATAGGCATGCGCCGAACCCGGACCATGCGGTCCCTAATCTTGTTCTTCAACTGGTTTTGGGTGACCGTTCTCACCCAAGGTTGCCACGCCCGGCCTTTCTCTACCAACTTCCATCTCCCAAGTATGTGGATGAAGATTTCCTGCGCCATGTCATCCCAATCGTTTAGCTCGGGAGGAAGGGCACGGGCGCTACGGTAGAGTCGAACGCATTTACGAACGTACTCCCATATCTCGCGCTGAAGGGGAATGTCAGGCTTCGATGTCACCGCTCTTTTTTAGCTTAATCGGGTTGGGTTGTACAATAATTGAGTTGGCAAAGACCATGTCTTCAGAGTCTGCCCGCGTACCGTGAACGATGACAATGTCACCCTCCTTGGGCAGTTCCCCGTTGAACTGGCGACATCCCTCTATCTTTAGCGAGCCGTTCAGCATCGCCTTGGCCTTGGCGGTCTCATCGGTTAGGTCAAACCGAAGGTAGGCTTTCTTAGATGCGCGGCCCACCCCTTCCTTGACTTCCCCGACAAAGGCAACGAATGATACAGCATTACCCTTGGGCTCGGCCAGTACTTTGCTCACCGGCATCAGGTCGTCCACCTGTTTGGAATACAAATTGTGCAGCGTATTCGAATAGGAGAAGCCCAGATAATGGCGCTCCATAATGTAGATGCACAATTCCTCATAGCGAGTATTGTCCTGATACATCTTCCAGTACGGCTTTAGTTCCTTGCGGATGGTCTCCATGCGGGATGGCTTGATATAGGGTTTGCCCTTCTCGTCCACCTTGCCTTGGATACCCTTAAGCAGTTCGACCAAATCGTTGTTGAAGTCCGGCGCGAACATAGCCACGATGGGCTTTTCCCGCTCGGTCAGAATATTCCAAGCCTGCGCCTCGACCGCCAGCTTGGGACGCGGGGTGTTATCCACGTTGAGCGTGCCCGAGTAGATTAGCCCCACAAGGGTAGAGATGTTAATCTTGGCCTCCTGCGCGGCGTCAAACACATCGAACTTGTTCTTGAACTCGCGCCGGAAAGAGGCGAGTTTCGTCATGGTGGTGTCGCTAATCCCGCGAATGTGGGAAAGACCGAAGCGCACACCGTTGGGCTCAAGGCTGAAGTCCTCCTGCGACTTGGTAATGTCCGGGGGCAAGATGTTGATGCCCATTTGCTTGGACTCCACAATAATGGATTGTAGGACGCCTTGAGAATCGGGCTCATGGCGCGACAACTTAAGCAGGGCGAAAACAAACTCGCGGGGGTATTTGGCTTTCAGATACGCGGTCTGCGCGGTGATGTAGCTATAGCCGGTAGAGTGGTTGACCGAGAAGAGGTAGTCGGCTGAGGCATTGCATACGTCCCAGAAATACTTGGTCACCGTCTCGGGGATACCATACTTGATGCCGTTGGCGTACAGGATGGGCTCCCACTTGGCCATGTCCTCCTTGATTTTCTTGCCAATGGCGCGACGCACTTCGTCAGCATCAACCGCACTGAGTTTGTACACCTGTTGGCATACGTCGTTGATTTGTTCCTGATAGAGCAGGATGTTGCCCGTGGCTTTCAGCAGCGCATCAATCTCGGGGTAAATCTCCTTGTAGGTCCCCTCTTTCATGAACTTGACAAAGTCGTCTATGTAACGGAGCGAACCGGGGCGGCTCAGCGCGAGACACGCGGCAAGATGTTCAATCGTCTTGGGGCCGACCTTACGCACGACTTGCTTGGTCAGGCCATCCTCCACTTGGAAAAGCCCGTAATAAAGGTCGCTGTCACTGAGGTACTGATACAGGGTTGGGTCGTTTACGTCAATGTCTTCCGACTTGATGTTGGCCTGATGCGAGGCTTCCTCAATCAAGTCCACCGAACGCAGGCCCAGCAAGTCGATTTTGACGCCCAAGGTTGCGGCCACATTCATGTCGTTAGACGTGACGGTTTCCTTGGTCTTGGCCAGTTCGATAGGAATGTTGCCGTCAAGCGGCGCGTAGGAAATGAAGACGCCCGAAGGATGCTGCCCCTTCGACATGTTCAACCCTTCCAAGGCGCGAGCAATATCAAAGGCGCGCTGATGCTTGGGGTCTTCCGCGACCCACGCCTTTAGCTCTTTGCGCTTTTCTAGGGCTTTGTCCAAGTCCTCGACCTTACCGAACTGGGACTCAATACTGTCGGTAATGCTCTTGGCATGGACCTCGTTGAAGCCCAGATAAACCTTGAGTACATCCTTCAGCGCGGTCTTACCGGTGAGTTGGAGGCGAGTGGAAATCTTACAGGTCTTGCCCTTGTGGCGCTCTTCCACGTATTGGATGACGCGGGCGCGATTGACAAAGGAGATGTCGGAATCAATATCGCACAAATTTTTGCCGTCCGCATAGGTGATGCCGTCAACGACCTTGGGCTTGGCGCGAGCCTCGGAAAGGAAACGCGTAAAGTTAAGCTTGTGCTTGAGCGAATCAATCTTGGTGATGCCAAGGAAATAGCAGGAGAGGGAACCGCAGACCGAGCCACGGCCCGGACCTCTGGCAATCTTCTGTTCATCGCACCACACAAGGATGTCGCGCACCAAGAGGAGGTAGTCTACAATGCCGGTCTTCTCAAACACGGCGAACTCCATCTTGAGGCGGTCCTTGACTTCCTCTTCGGTAAAGCCGGTGAACTTGCCCGACGCTACCTTGGCCTTGTAGCCAGCCCATGCGAGGGCCTTAAGCACGTTGACATTGGAGGTAGTAGGCTTCAAGCCCAGTTCCTTTTTTTGCTTCGCGCTAATTTCCACACTGGGCAAACGCACCAAGCCTAGGAGCGGGAAAGAATAGGGGGTAAATTGAGAGGTAAAATTCATATCAAATCTCCATCTTCCACTTTAGCTGCTCGAACAACAGGCGCGTCCTAGACACGTCATAGTCGGCGCGGTGGGCTTCGGACTCACTGAATTCAATCCCGAATTCCCCGCACATCTGGCCCAGCTTGGTCTTCAGCTTGGCGTCACGGATACTCTGCATCTTGTATTGCCATGCCACGAAGTTAGTCATGTCAGGCTGAAGACCCTTGCGATACCCACGAGAAAGCGCGTCGGTGTCACACAGCTTGGGCAACCAAGACCAGTCCGGAGCCAACCCGATACAACGACGCAGGGTGTTATACATATAACCATCGAAGAAAAAGTTGTGTCCAACCACGTCCGCTATAGAGGGGTCATGCAAGCGCTCGGCAAACCTGTCATGAACCTTCTGGGGCGGCTGAGCCTGCTCCTTGTAGACGACATAGTTGAAGTTGGTCTTGGCCGCAGCCTCCTTGGATACGTCAAGGTCGGGCCACCAGATATACTCTGCCACGGATTCGTGAATAGTCTTGGAGTCAGCAATGATATAGGCAATCTGCCACGGGCGCGAATAGAAGAGGTTGACGCCCTCGGTTTCGAAATCTGACGTAAGTGCCTTACGTTCAGGCTGATAACGTCTAAGTGTTGTTCCAATCATGGCCGTACATCTGGGTTAAAGCTTTCTCAAAAAGTGCCCGTTTTCGGTCAAGCCATACGGGTGAATTGGCATAAAGATAGTGGTAAAGCAGACGCAGTGTATGACGGTTACCCGGATTGAACAAACGGCGTTCTCCTTTATAGAATCCGCCTCCATATCTCATGGAACTCAGTTTTTTGTCCGCCTTACGCTTCTCCAAGGAAAGTTTTGTCTGATGCACCCCGGCTTTTTTCATGATGGCTTCTTGACAAGCGACCATAAATGGGGTCGTTCCGATAGCTTCTACCGTCCATCGCTTATCGCTTATCGAAATACTACCGTCTCCGTCAAAGTAGCCCAAGATAAACGAGTTAACATATTGCGATGGAAGCTGGTTTTCGGGCGGAAATACAGTAGTCAAAGACTTTCGGGGGGTAACCCCCAACTGAACGAGATGATTAACGAAGTGAATATTGTTAATCATATAGCGTTCGCCCCCTCGTTCATTGTACAACGGACGCGAATCCTTCAGTGCCTTCCGGAGCTTTCCCAGATGTCCGTTATCTACTTTGGCCAAAGATATCTGAAACACACTCTTGTAGTTGTCTTTACTGAGATAGACATTCCCATCGGCATAGATAAAACCCAACCAGTAGGCCTTTTCGTGAGAATCAATAGTCTTAAAATAGTCTACGTCAAACTGATAGCTCATGCGACCTTCGGTCAGGCTCCGAAGAGAAACCCCCCATTCTAACAATTTCTTCGTAACATTACTAGAAAAATGCCCCAACTCTTTAGCAATGGCCTTCACTGGCACCCCGGCTTCATACATGGACACAATCGTCTCTTTTTCCCCATCCCATCGTTGACATGACGAGACCCCAAGACGACAAGCAATACTATAAACGGCACCAAGTCCGACCCCGTGTTTTTCCGCAAAATACGAAGCGGGATGTTCGGAATAGGAATTGGCAATGTCTTCGCGAAGAGCCGTAGACCGAGATTGAGATAGTTTAGGCATATTCTCTTTATACACCAAAAACGAACCTCTTTTGAGACAGAGAGCAGAAATCTACACTAAGGAAGACCCCAATCATTTGGTCAACTCCTTATAGGCTTCCCACGAAAACTTGTCCGAGCAAAGGTGGTCCACGCGGGGCGAGGAAAACTGGGCGCGGTTGTGAATGGCGCGGAAGGTTACATACGCTGGAAAATCCGAAGCCTTTTCATAGTAGATGCTTTTCACATCCTGAATATGCGCGCCCGAATTGGCAACGAACTGGTTAATGCCCTCTTCGATTAGAGAAACGAAAGGCAGACCTGACCCCACTTCATGGAGTAGAAAAAGCTCTTTCGTTGGAACCGGAAAGTCTGGTACAATAGAAGCGAGCGTAAGAGTATTCCGCGCAATGAACCCGCTAAAGAAGGGGATGGCCATGGCAAGGTTGGGCGTCCAAAACTGCTTGATAGTCTTCCAGTCAATGCGCCCGTGATAGTAGAACCCATCTGTCCACGCCCGGTTCCACAGCTTGATGAGGTCGTTGTAGCCCTGAGAGTTGCGAATGAAAATGACGACGTTGGAATTGTTGCGGAGGGAAGCGTCGTCCTTAACAGACATATCATCGCATACGCATAGCTTGACGCCATAAATCAGTTGCGCGCCGACCTTGTTCAGGTTTTTGTAGGCTTCGATAAAGCCGTCAATGCGGTCCTCGACTAAAACGACTTGCTTGAGGCTGTTGGTCTTCGCGATGTCACAGATAGACACGGGGTTACCCGCCGTAGTCTTGCCCGCCTCTTCCAAGGTAAGAATAGATGAGCCATAGGAGTAATGGCTGGAAAAGCATGGGATGATACTCATGTGGGGTTCATTATCTACTTCCTGTAGGAGTCTGTCAAGCCTCTTCGCCCGCTATCTTTTGCCCGTCTGCGTGAGCAACGACCCGACGACAAATCTCGACATATTGAGGAATAGTAAAATTAGATTTCCCTACATTGCACGCCCACCAACACCAAACGATATTCCCTTTTCGATACCCCAAAGAAGGCTCTAACTTATCTACTGACCCTGCGTTCCATCGGCGTTTTACTCCAAAGACAGGCTTTTCCATCATGCCTCCGGAATAAAAACACTTGCCCTGTTGCTGTTCCCAAAGGTTCTTCAAATAGTCTGCATCAACATCCGAAGTATTGACCGAGCGATAACGTAGAGTCCGAGCCACCTCTTTGAACCACATATCAAAAGTCGCCCTTTTCTTGGAGGGGTCCGGCTTTCCATAATCCCGCCTTGTATCTTTTCTGTGAGCGCTAAAGCACTTTGGGCACCGAAGCCCTTTTCTTCGGGAATCTTGGTATTCCTTTGAGCAGATAGTGCATAAACGCTCTTTTTTCGGAAGAAGATGTAGCCCTAGCTTGTCTACCTTTGCCTTAACTTGCCGTTGCGACAACCCGAGATGATTGGCGCAGTGATAAGTCCCGTAATGCGGCCACCACTCCACTAACCAATCTACTTTAATTTTGTCCCAAGGCTTACGATAAAACACAGCATTCATATGCTTTTTATACACAATTCCGGCGTGCGTTTGCTACCGAATGGTGTATATTAGCATCTTTAATGCTGGCCGTCAAGATAGTCTACGTAGTCTTGATTACGGATGACGATGATATAGCGGGCTCCGTGCCCCATTCCCACAGCCGCATAGTGTAATGCTTCCTCAGGAGTTTTAGGGGAGGGATGACCATTAGGCCCTAGTAGATACATTGGCGGGCCTTCCCAACCCCATTCCCCGTCATACATCTCCGTAATATGGGGCCGCTCAATCCCATGCAGCGCGGCAATCTCTAGAGCCTTGGCACGAGTCTGGGCAATATCTTCCCTAACCACCCGCATGGACATGCGGTCATTGAAGGAGTAGGTCTCACGAACTATGGTAAAGCAAGGAATCATGACCCTTCAATCGTGTCAATAAAAACCTGAGGTAGACTCACATTGGGTATCTCTTGGGCTCGCGCAAACATAGGACCGATTTCCTTGGCAGTATATCCGGCATAGTTGGTCCCCAGTTCGGTCACATAAAACCTCATCTCCGGATGCTCGGCGGCGAAATACAAAAACGCCCTTACGCCCTTGTCTATCTCATACAAGGGAATGCTTCTCTTGAAGCCCGCCTTGGTCACGGTGGGGATAGCGTAGGAGCAACCCTCACGTCCTCTCTGATAGCCTTGCGCGATACCATAAACAGCCCATTTACCCACACGGTCTTCAGACCAGATAGGAGCAGTCGTGGCGCGAAGAAACGCGGGGTCGGTTCGCCAAGTATTGGCCGCAGTACCACGGAAAGCATAACCTGCCGCGCCTGCCGCATGAAAACCTTCGAGATTTGAACCGTATACAAAACACTCATTAGGAGTGAGATGGGTGACTAGGGTGGGGGTTACCGATATCATAGAGAGAAAAGACCCTTTTCGTTGCGACGATATCCTTTGGCGCGGTTACTGGCCTCAACCCTATTCTCAGGATTTTCCCACCGCTTCTGTTGAGCCCTTCTCGCCCTCCGAAGGGATTCCTCGCTGGGTTTCCGTCCAAGATTGCTTGCGCGAATTTTTTCTTTCTGCTCTTGAGACATCGGCCCCATTTTCTTACCTTGATGGGCGGCACTTATCTTGGCTCGGTGCTCCGGACTAAGTGGGCGTCCCTTGGTGACTCTGTTCGATGCTTCTGTGGCGTGTTGCATAGAACGCCCCTTCGTCTTCTCCGAAAGGCGTTGTTTTGCCTCCTCTGTCCACTTGTATCCAACAGTACCTTGCCCTCCTGTCGTCATGTTATACCCGTTAGGCTCCTTAGTATCGTACTGAAGAATCAGTCTCTGCTCCAAAGCTAGGAGGTCATCATACGTTCCATGCTCTAATCTGTCCAACACGGTGAACGTAAAAGCGTCACAACCGTGTTGACGAATAGCCCGGTGAAGCGCGGTCTGGTAGAGATTTCGCTTGGCCTCGGAAAGGTGACGATTCCACCTTTTTTGCGGCGGATTCTGAGAGGTAATCCCGATATACTTCTGATTGGTATGGATGTTAGTGACGAGGTAGGAGTGCATCGTAACAGATACACCGTTTTTACCGACTTTTCGTACACTGTACCTCTTATCGGACCTCATGTATAATTCCAGCGCTTGCAACCGTTAAAGTGTAGGGTTTCCATTTCCTCATCTTCCTTAAGCTGGGGGGTTAAGTCAAGAGAAAAGTTTCCGACCAGTTGCCCGGTCTTCTTCCTGATTTGGTTGTAGTCGAACCCACGGAAAAAGGGACAGACTCTTCGACAAAAACCTTCGTCCGCGCAGAAATTGGACCCCGCCTCTTGTGCGCCAAAGTTGTTCATCACGTGATAAAGGTGAACCAGATAGGACTTAAGTCCCTCAATATGAACGGGAGTTAGTGGAGGCACTGTTTGAAGATGTCCTTGGGGCAGTCTCTTGGTCGGAGGATGACGCAGCATAATGAAGTCTACTGGAACCAACTCCCCGAACTGTTCGTAGTACCACATCTGATAGATAGCCGCTTGGATATTCTCGGGTAATTCGGCCTTGGTGAACTTCTGGCCCTTGGTCTTCATGTCAAGAACCCGCTTCTGTTCCCCGATAGCGGCGATGTCAACAAACCCTGTCACCACCGCCCCATCTATCTTCATCTCGAAACGTTGCTCCGACTTGAACTGTCCCTCTTTGAGGTAAGGCTTCAGGGTATCAAACGCAAGCTTGAGCATGTCTTCCACGTTCTGGTGGTCCCAAAGGTCTAGCTTGTAGTGGTCGCGCCACATTTTACAGTACCGGTCCAAGGAAGGGTGGGTGGCAAAGGAGAACCCGTTGAGTAGGATAGCATCTAGCAAGGCGCGTCTCTTAGGTTTAAGCGTATACTCAACCACGTTGTGGACGGCGCTACCAACTAGCGTCTTCCAGTGTGTTTTGTCGGGAAGCTTAAGCACGTGCTTAAGGTAGAAGGCCATGGAGCATTGAAGGAGGTCAGAGACCTTGGAGGCGGAAACGTTCATTGGATTAATTGTGCCTGTTTGCGTTGGATGGCTTCGTAAGCCTCTTCTTCTGTGTCGAAATATCCACAGTGATAATGTGTTTTGTTCAGCTTAAACTTGGCTCTGTATTTGCCATTGGGATGTTGCCACACCCCTTCATATTTGGTTTGTTTAACCGGACGGTAGCAAAAAGTGGCCAAATCCTCTTTAAGGTATTCATGGTACTTACTGGGATTATTAAGACAATCGGAAGGGGCATTCAAAAAATAAATTGAAGCTTTATCATAGGCTTCAGCCGCCTCTTCTTCTGTCCGGCATCTCTTGGCCCACGTTTTCTTGGCCCCGTTAGGAACTTTTAGTACCGTCCGCCAACACTTAAGAGATGTTACAAAATCAACCCCCCGATAAACTGAGGTATATTTGGAAGAAATCACTTTCTGGTAAGTCGCTTCGATACGCTCCGTAGTATAATCGGTTATAACGAAGTTGAGGCGGGCGTTTTCTCCATAAAGACGCAAGGCCATCATATCATAAATTTGAGCCGCTTCTGTTTCGGTTGGAGCGGTAGCATAATAACTCCGTCGATTCTTCGCGATTTCTATGCCCCATCCTACCGGACGCCTATAAACCCCCAAATAAGAAGAACTTTTGTGTTTTGATTTGACTATACCCTGATTGTGACAAGAGCGCTTTTCGCGAGACTCTTGGGATAAAACGAAGTGGGGCTGATGAAGGACAATATTGTATCCATTAGGAGTCAAAGTATTGTACTGCCGGATATAAAAAGACTCTCGGTCGGCCAACAAAAAAGGGTCGTTGACAGTCTCAATCACCTGAAAAGAAAAATTGTCGATACCATACTTATGTATTGCTCGACTAATAATCGTTTCACTATTCTTACGACTATCCTTCTGGTGTTCCCTCCATCTTGGTCGTGGGTCTTTTCTTGTCGTTTTGCCTATATATTGCTTACCGTTAATCTTATTCGTGATGAGATAAATATGCATCCTTTCAGATACACGAATTTGTCCCAACTTTTGTACGCGGCCACTCTTTCTCTCGCCCGGTGAGGCACTGACGCGACGTTGGATGGGCTTGGTCATAAATTATTTACCCTTCTCGGGCTCTCCGAGCAGGTCTTTTAATATCGCCCCACAAAACGGACAGTCGAGATATCTCCACACACTAAAGGTTTCGGACTTCTCATCAAGCATCATCCAGAAAGGGGGTCCATAGGAGCCATCGTCTTTCTTGAATCCAACTTCCTCATACTGAAGTACGGTACCGAAAAGCCAGTTGGGTCCACCGGGTTTTCCCGCTCCAAGGTCAATGTCGCGCCATTTGTCACATCTGTGTCGAATTTTTACGGGCTTTTGAATAGGTTCGTTCATAAGTTGTCTATCTCTTTCTTGAATTGGGCTAGTTCCGTCGCGCCCGCTTCGCCACCTTCGGCGCACTTGCCCCAGTCTTTCCAACCTTCGGAAGGGGGGCGGTTGATAATACAAGTCGGGGACCAGAAATTGAGAAGCTTGCGATGTATCTTTTCCGATGCGGCTTGGGCCTTGCTGGGGTCATCGTCACGGTTGAGACTGATAACCACTTTCTTGATGTCCTCTCCGATAAGAGTGGAGATAATAAGACCATTCAGATTTAGGCCGAAGATGCAAAGGACAGGGTTGATATCGTGGGACATCAGGGCGAGCAAATCACCCACCGATTCAACCAGTACGGCCACCTTCTGTTTGCGGATAGCCTCACCGTTAACGTTCCATGGATAGACCGTCTTGGATGAACGCACCAGATGCTTCCACTTTGGCGCGAAAGAACTTTCCCCCACCAGTCGCCCGGTAAAGCCCATGATTTGCCCGTCAAGATTGCGGATGGGGAACACACTGCGCCCGCTCAGCTTACCCTTTTCCTCGCTTGAGGCCAGCCCGCACTCTAGCTTTCTCAACACCGCTTCCTTCATGCCCCGGTTGAACCAGTAGCTATAATCGGGTATTAGCTTGGCTAATGAGTCCTCAGGATAGATGCGCTCAACATTCAGGCGCGGCTCAGGGTCAATGTACTCAACGACTTGCGCGCTGGGGTCCTTCAACAACTGGTAAATGAGCTTATCATGGGCCGGTGATTGGTCCACAGCGCACCCAAACGCCCCATTCTTGCGTATCATCAGGTGGTTGCGCCCGTGCAAATCCTTCCCATCCTTCTGACACGCCGGACACGCGCATATCCATCCCCCATCCGAAGTCCTCTGCGGATTGATTAACTTGGTTGGGTCGAAGTTCACGGCATTACCGGCTTGTTCGAAGTAGAGGTCAGGTCAACGGCAGTGTGGCCCAGATTGGCCAGCATTTGGCTATAGCGTCCCTTGTCCACGTAGTGAAAACCGTGATAGTCCAGATTAAAATAATCTTCCGCAAACTGCCCGCTCGAAAGCTTGATGGGGCGCACAAAATTTTCGAAGTCGCGGCCCAGACCTTCGCGGGTCTTCAGATTCTTCAATACAATATTACCATACGCGCCCTTTTCCCGGCCCAACTCTTCGTTCACCTTAAAGCGCATGAGGAAAACGGTAGTGCAATTATCCTTGATGCGGTCGGAGAGGGAAATGACTGAGTCGTTGTCGATAATCTCTTCGGCCTTCTTGCCCTTGCTGACACCAAAGCGATTGGACTGAGTAAAAGTTAGGAACCCACCGTTAATCTCGTCGGTCACAAGGTTCTTCACGTCGGAGGTATAGTAACCCACCGTCATGTATTCCTTACTCTCCTTGTTCATGGATTCGATGCCCTTGAGATAGTCATCCACGATGGCCAAGAAATTGCCGCGCCCCACCTTGTTATAGTAGTGGCGGCGCATGAAGTTGACCTTCTCCTTCGCGGTCATTCCACTGACGCTCTTGTAGTCTACGCGCCCGATGAGACGCTTGACTCGCGGACCAACCTCACCCCGCACTATATCAACCCACTCCTTGTTCTTGCGCCAAGCCCCGGAACGCAGCGCCCAGAGAGGAACGCGCCCTTGGGAGAAGGAACACGCAGCGCGGAATCGCAACTGTTCGAGGGTCATTTCGCCCGCGTCCAGCCATAGCAATCTCATGTCGTCATACTTCTCGACGGTAGACACGCTATAGAAGAAACCGATGGAACTCTTACCCACGCCGGAACGGGCGGAAATATTACAGAAGCTGCCCCGATGGAACAGCGGGCCAATCGTGGAGTCAATAGAGGGAAGGACGCCGACATAGCCCAACTCCTCCTTCTGAAGATTGCCTCTTTCCTCAATCGTTTCCATCATGCCATCAAACATGTCCTCAGTTTGGCCCGACTTGAAATAGTCGGTATTGACCCCGGCAATCGTGGCGGTCACGGCCTCGGTCATCTCGGTTAGTGTTTCTGCTTTTGCTACCCTCACCTTGGCCTCATCACACTTGGCCAGCAACTCGCGCTTGACGGTCAGTTTCTTCAACTCTTTGAGGAGGTCCATCGCCTCCTTCTTTTCAATCAGGCGTCCGCGCCGCTGTAACCCTTCTAGATAGGTCAGGGTATCCACTTCACCTGTCGTGCTTTGTCCGTACGACTTCAGCTTTTCGGTCAAGATAACCGGCGACACCGATTGGGGTGGCGTCAATTCAAGCTGTTGCCGGATGACGGAGAAGACGCGTTGACGGACAGGAGCAAAATCCTTTTCCGCCGCAAACGAAATTTCCGACCACAGGTCAGGATAGTGGAGAAGGAGCCCGAGAAAATGCTGCTCTACTTCTTCTGAATACAATGTGACTTCTGACATAGTTAGAATCTAAGTCTATAGGAAATGAGACCCGGTGTCAAGGGAAGACCCTGACGATATACACACCGGATGGGCGAACGATTAGCCCTCGACGGGGGTAGAATTAAACACTGCTTCCAATCCATTGACTTCGTGGAAACGGAAGGCCTGAGCACTGCGCTTTGACCCAACATAGCCATTGTCGTGGTGATAACGGTCAGCGCCGGTCAGGGAGGGGAGGATGCGCACGTTGGTCCCCATATATTCTTTTACCGACTCGTGGTGAAGATGGCCCAGATGCCACTCACGATAGGTCGTTGCGGCCCACATGGCTGGCTGTTCAACCGCCGCTAGCTGGGGCAACTGACTGTGCTTTTCTAGATGCCCGTGGCTGAAGCATATCATGTTTTGGCCGAACTGGTAGTACTTGCGCGAAATGGGTTCGTTGTCCACGTTAACATCGTCGTGACCATGGAACCAGCATTCCAAGGCGTCGCCAAGATGGAACATGCTTTGGTTGTCATGATTACCCGCCACCACGATTACATCGACCGGCGCAATCTGCCTCAGCAATTCAATGGCCTCGACCAACATCTTGCGACCCTCACGATATATCTTGGCAAAGCGGCTATCTACATCCTGCGGCGTGCCTCGCGTGGTCTCGTTACTGTCGGAGTCAATGGTGAGGTAGTCGTTGCCCACGGGGAACAAAATGCGGGAAATCGGACCCTGCTTCTGCGCCTTCAACACCAACTCCTGAATCGCCGCGAAGAAGACCGTGCGCGCTATCTTCATGTCGTAGTCGCCGCCCGCCTCGGGCTTCCAGCCTAGCTTGCCCAAGTGAAGGTCAAACAGGGCAATCTCCAAGAGACAGCCCCCCTCGACCGGTACAACCTTGGTCTTGGCCGGGGCCACTACCAACTGCTTCAGGTCTTCCTTAAGGTCTTCGACAAAAGTACTCGTCGCAAACTTGTTGCGCTCGAACGACGCGTTCCACCTGATTCTGCCGTCAGGGCGTTGGCCTACCGAAAACCGCTTGGTTGCCCATGCGTTGCGGTCCACGTTGCAGACCCTGATGACATCATCAATCGTTTTGATATCATGCCCGTCGATGGTAAACTGGGTGCTGTCTCCCTTGTCCTCGCGGGTAATCTCAGAGGCCGCGCCCGGACCTATCACAACCTTTCCGTCCACGTATCTCGAATAGGCGCTACGGGCGGCGCGTTCGCTAAGGTTCAAGTGTTCTCTCACCACCCTCACGCCCTCGGCGCGAGCCAGACCTTTGGTGAGTGCTCTCAGTTCGTTGACTAATTCAGGAGTGTAGATATGGGGCATAATAGTTGGTAAATGGTGAATAATTATACACGACCGGACGGAAGCCGGGTGCGGAGGCCGGATGTAGTAGCGGCTCTCATAGGGTTACTTCAAAGGTCTTGAGAAACCATTCCTTGGTTAAGGGCAGGTCAGTGGGCTTAATTCGCATCATCTTAAACCCGTTCTTCTCGGCCAACCTGTCCTTCAACATGTCACGCTGCATTTGGGCCTTATAGTCCTCACGAGTACGGTGAAAAAACCCCTCAATAAATTCGTCATGCTGCGCGCCATCCGTCTCACAGATTAGCTTTTTCGAAAGATTGACAAAGTCGTAGCGCATCCGCATTTTTCCCGCTACCGGAACTTCGGCACACACTATGTCATGCTTCCAATAGGGTTCAAGAAACTCTAGCACGTTCGCAGAAAACTCACTACCTTGGTCGGCATCCCAATCCACAAGATACTTGTGCATGGGGATATCCTTGACATGGCCGCTGAGAGTTTTCCACTTCATTTGGTCACGACGATAGATACATCTTTGAAAGCGCTGAGGTCTTTGCCGCCCGCGTAGCTGATTGCGCTGCGCAGGGAGTCTTCCAACTGGTGGTACTTCTCAGCGTAGGTCATCCCGTTACAGGGAATCTCGATTTCAAAGCCCTCAACATGGGTGTCCGAGCCCTTCTGCCTAGCAGAGGCGGACCCATAGTAGCGCTTGGCTATAACGATTGATTCTTGTCTGGCTATCTTCTCCGCATCCTCCCGCGACAAGGGGTTCTCACCGCGAGGCGACGTAAGCAACGATATACAGGCTTCTATCTGTCCCTCTTTGTAGACATTCTCCCCCGGCGCGTCAATACAGGCCGCAAAGAGCGAGCCCGCCATGACCATGGTCGCCCCGGCAGTCAGCGCCTTGGCAATGTCACCGTTTTCGCGGATACCGCCGTCTGCGATGATGGGGACTTGGGCGCAGAACTTTTTTCTCGCCTCCTCTAACGCCTTTTGGTCAGGGATAATGACCCCGTCTCCATAGTACGAACGATTATCATAGGGAGGCAACTGTCCTACCCCGCCCATGTCATAGCATTTTTTGACACAGCTAAACATCGGGATATGAAACCCAGTCATGTTCTTGGTGGAACAGGCATATCCGCCCGCGATACCGACCTTGACCGCATCTGCGCCCCAAGAGGCCAAATCCTTCACCGCTTCGGGTGTGCAAACATTGCCCGCAATGATTTTGGGCTTATAGGACAGAAGAACTGAAGTCAGGCCGCGACCGGGACCACCTACTCCATTACGGATAGCCAGTGAGTCCGCCACATACGGCCCCCAATGCGACTTGAAATCTAATCCTTTGATATGGGCTATCATTTCCTTGACCAAGATGTGGTGCCCCATGGCTACGTCAATCGTGATATAGTCCACCATCAAGCCCTCCGCGCAGATAGCCTTCAATAGCGCCTTATCCCCCTCTTTTACGCCTACACTAATACTGACCAATCTCCATTGTTCGTGGTTGGCGCGCCGCACAAAATTAAGGGTATCACCGAACCGGTGCATGACATAAAAATAGTCATGTTCGGAAAGCCAACGGGCTATGTCGGCGTCTAATACAGAGGACATGTTGGCCGGAACCCACGGAGCAGTAAACCTACGGCCTAAAAACTCAACGCTAAGATTGGCGTCAGCCCGCGAACGCAATTCCGAATATCTGGGAATTAAAAAAACGTCAGAATAATTTAATGAAGGCATTTTTGGTGTATAATGTCTATATGAATAGTAACAGAAAAAGATATACAAAGGAAGACAAGGCTTGGTTAGTAATTCACTATCCCTTGCTGGGGTCTCGGGCCTGTGCAGCAAAGCTGGGGCACTCCACGAATTCTGTAAAAGCAACCGCCTACAAATTGGGAATCCATGTTCAAAACGAAATAAGAAAACAAATGCACTTAAAAGGAGTGAGACAAAATTTTATTCCCAGCGTAGATGAAAAACAGTTCATGCAGGTAAAAACCCCTGAGGTTGCATATCTGTTGGGACTACTATGGGCCGATGGATGGGTGGTATCAAAAAAAACTTTTTCCGTAGACATAAAACTAGTTAGTGAAGACATGAGACCTCTTGAAAAGATTTTTTTTGCAACTGGAAACTGGCGGAAATATCAGCATGCCCCCATAGGGAGAAAACCGACGACCCATCTGAGGGCTTCGAACAAAAAACTGGTTGAGTATTTAGTATCATTGGGGTACAAAGCCAAATCTTATCTGAGTGCGCGGCGTGTGTTGGAATCTGTACCTGACCATCTTAAACACTATTGGTGGAGGGGATATCTTGATGGGGACGGGTTTATCAGTAAGACGCAATACATCATTCAATTTTCCAGCGGATATGACCAAGACTGGTCCTTCCTACCTAAAGAAATCCCCTTTAGAATAGAACAGTATAGCTGGGGTAGATGCAAGGCCTCCAAAGCTATTATATCGCAAAAAGAATGGGTCTTGAAGTTGGGCGAATTCATATACCAAGGGGCCGACAAAGACGGACTTTACCTTCCCCGGAAGCGAGAAGCCTTCTTGAGAATGAGAGAAAGGGGCAACACTCATTCCGCACTCTCCTGACTTAGCAAGTCGCTGAACTTCTTATACATCCACTCGAAGACCTTGCGGTCGTTCTCCACGTACTCATAGACCGACGCCATGCCCTGAATCTGCTCCTTAAGCTCGACGCCCGCGTCTTTAGCTTCCTTGACAAAAGATGGGTCAAAGCTGAACCACGCCCCCTTGCGCTTGATAAGGTCGTAGGACATGGCGGTATCCACCACTTCCTTCTCCACCCAGATGGCCGAACCCACGCGACCCCGGCGAATGGGAATCTTCACCTTGACGCCGCTCGTATCGGTGGCTGACTTCTTGATTTCAATCGTAGCCCAGACGCCCAGAATCTTGTTCTTGATGGGGTCGGGCTTGGCGTCGTCATCTTCCAGAATCATGTCACCCGCGTAACGAGGTGAGTAGGAGAGGATGTAGTCGCACTGGTGAGGGGTGGATGAACCACCGCTGGAATCGCCCAAGCGAGGAACCGAAACGGCATAGGGGTCAATCTTGATGTCGGCACTATATTGCCCGGTGATGAGCAGCAGGGTATCATAGTGCGTAATGGGTAAGGCGATACGACGGAACAAAAGCTTGGTCAGCTTCGGTACGCCCGCGACCATAACATTGCCGTCAATACCCTTGACCTCCAAGTCTTTCTTAAGGATAAGCCCGTCCAACGAGTCGATGATGACGCAGAGGTATTCGCCCTTCTCGTGCATCTCCTTGACCAGCTTTTCGATAATGTCGGCAACGGTCTCGAAGACGTTGCTTGAGAGGACGAACACAGTACCGTACTTCCAATCGGCGGGACTATTGACAAAGGTATGTCCGGAACGCGCCTTCATCTCATCACTCAAACGACCTTCGGCCTTGACGTAAAGCGTCTTGGACTTCGGCATCGTCTTCATGAAGTTGTCGGCCAACACGAAGGACTCGGAAGTCTTACCTGACTCAGGCTGCTTCGCCGTCAGTCTCACCACACCACCGGAGCGTACCCGAATGTAGCGGTCAAGAGTCATGCTGCCCGTCGAAATGAGACGGTGAAGCGGGACTATGTGATTGTAGAGGTCGCCCTTGTGGGCCTCCATTAAGGAGGTAAGAAAGTCGTTAGTGGAAGAGGTTTTTTCCTCAGGTTCGGGTTTTGATTTGGCCATGTGTAGTAAAAGGGTTATCCTAAAAATTCAGCCATCGTCTTGGGCTTGGATTCAATCTTGACATCCTCCCCGACCTTGGTGTCCTCTAACTTATACTCTTCCTGCGGCTTGAGGTCAAGGTGGAAAATGGACCAATCTCGCTTCAACCGGTCTTGCCCATCCTTGCCAAGGAGCCAGAAGGTTGCATTGAGTTGGAAGCCTAGCTCATAGTTGAGCCAGAAATCCCGGTTCGGAAACTGCTTGTAGAGGCGATACAAAACCATCATATCGCGCAGGGCGTCATACTTTTCTAGCTTGACAAAGCGCTTGGCGAGGCCAATGGTCTCGTTGCGATTGAGCAGGGCTTTGGGTTTAGGGGCTTTGGCCATAACACCCTATCTTAGGCTTTTTGCCCAACCCTGTCAACACCTAAATGCCAACAGCGCGCAAATCGGACACAACCATGCGCTTGACCAACTCGTCAAAGCTGACCTTAGGGGTCCACCCCAGTTCGGCGCGAGCAAGGGATGAGTCACCATGGAGTAGTTCCACGTCAGAGGGACGACAAAAGGCGGGGTTGATACGGACAAGAGGACCACACGTCCTGCTTCCCAAAATACCGTCGTAAGAAAGCAAATACTCTTCGGAAGATTCAACGGAGTTTAAATCAAGCAGTCTTGACACGCCGTACCAAACGCCGTTAATTCCCGCCGCACCGAACGCCTTCTCCACAAACTCGCGAATCGAATGGGTCTCGCCAGAAGCAAGAAGGTACTCTCTAGAGGTCTCCTGATTCAGCATCGCCCAAATCCCCTCAACGAAGTCCTGCGAATGGGACCAATCGCGCCGGGCATCAAGATTACCCAACTCAATGGGCTCAAACGGTTTACCTTCCTTGATAGCCTTGGCAATGCGCGCCACACCCAGTGTAATCTTCCTCGTTACAAATTCCTCACCGCGCCGTTCGGACTCATGATTGAAAAGAAGCCCCTGCACCGCATACAACCCATAGCTCTCCCGGTACACCTTGACAATCTGCCGGGCCGCAATCTTGGCCGCGCCATAAGGCGAGCGGGCGCGCAAGGGATGCTTCATATCCTGCGGGGCATATTGCACGTCCCCAAACTCTTCGCTAGAACCCGCATTATAGAACCGACAGGCGGGATTATGGCGACGAATGGCCTCTAGGCATCGGATGATACCCACTGCATCCACATCGAAGGTCTGCTCAGGTATAGCCCAACTGGCTCCCACGAAGGATTGGGCCGCAAGGTTGACGAAGTAGTCAGGCTTGATTTCCTTGACTAGCGCGTCGATGGACTGGCCGTCCGAAAGGTCGCCCACGACTAGCTTGAACCGGGGATTCAACATCGCCTTGGCGATATTACCGTAATCAGGCTTGGCAGCGCGGCGCACCATGCCGAAGACCAAGTAGTCTGTGTTCTCCAACAGGTAGTCAGCCATATAACTACCATCCTGCCCCGTTACGCCAGTGACCAGTACTTTCTTCATGTGATTAGATAGGTTTCCCTATACTAACCCTTCTGGACCAAACTGTCAACTCAAATTACGCGCCCAAAAAGCGTGAAATAACCGCGCCCAAGTCAATGGGATGCGTCACGTAGTAGGGGTACAGATAGGTCAGCACGAAAAAGAGGCCCGCGTAGATGGTCCAACGAAAAAGACGATACTCCCAAAGCGTGGCAAACATCTTAACGGGTTTGAGAAATGGGGCGAATGCATTAGACTGGATGACAAGACCTTCAATAGCATCGTTGGCTTCCGCAATCGCCTTTTCATTCTTGAAGGTCTTGCCGTTCAGGGCACGCAGATGATTATTCTGTTCTACCACCGCCTTACACGCAAACTCGGTAGCCTGAGTGTTCTTGCTAACCTCTTCGAGAAGCCACTTCATTTGGGGTGTACACCCCTCAAGTAAGTGGGCGGGGATGCTTGACTTAAAACCGTCTTCAGGCATCTTCAACTCAGGGTATCTGCTTTGGTAAGGGGTTGATGTTGAACGGGTGTCGTGGGACATGATGAAAGGGTAAAAACATATACACAGTTTCCGGTTAGTTTTTTACCCAACTAGTTGTCCGTCTTATACCAAACAGGCCCCGCCTGCGCAAACGGCTTCCGCTTGAGGTTGAGTTTCATCATCCTCCTCTTTCAAGGCCTTGTAATCGACCTGTTTCCACCCCGCCACCAAATCGGTCCACTTCTTCTCGTCCTCTTCGGTCAGGACGATTTCCATGGGAGCCTGCTGATAAATCTTGTCGCCACTGAAAGGAAGCAGGGAGACCGCCGCGAAGAAGCGTCGGTTGTCATAAAGATAGCTAATAACCGTGTCCCACTCATCTTCCTTGACCATGACGGTACAGGAAACGTTGTGTTCAATCGGTTTGGTATTGGCCTCGGTGGTGCCGGGAACAACCCAGTTTTGCTGGGTGCTCTTGATGTAGTCGAGGTGCTTCAGGGCGGTCAAGTCGGCCTTCACAATGGCTTCATCATGAACGGTTAACGGGAATGTTGCAACATCGTCTGTCTTGGTGGCGCTCCAAACGCTGTGCTCCGTAGCATGTGCATTGGTCTTCTTCAGATGACGGTAAACATTGTCCTGCTGGTTGCACTGGATGCGACGGAAGTACCGGCGCGCATGATGCGGGTGAATACCGGAAGAGGTTTGCAACACGATGGAGGAAGTCCCCTCGGGCTTGACACAGGTAATACGAGCGGCTTGATTGATACCCAGTTTGCGCGCCCATTCCTTGTTGACCGTCTTGGCTATCTCAGCCATCTCCTTTTGGTTCTCCGGGTTGAGCAAGATATGGGGGTTGTCCATCATGCCGGTGATAGAGACGCCCAGAAGGGCTTCGCTTTCAGTCAGTTGACGAGCAGCATTGGACAGGTAGGGGAAGTGTGAATACGCCGCCTGTAACGTGCCGATAATCGTAGCTGCTTTGGTGGCCTCGCGGAACTTCTCGACCGTATCAATCTTGCCGCCGTTCTGGGTAGTGAGGTTGCAAAACTGAACCCCGCAAATAGCATCGAAAGTCACGGGGATAAAGCCGATTTCGAAGCAGGGGTTGAATAGCTGGTCCTCATGGTTGCCAAAGACAAAACCGGGCTCACCGAACTGACGCGTCTTAGTAATAATGTCGGTGAACTGCTGGGGCGTAACCTTATCGCGCAAAAGCAGGACGCTGTTGTTGCTGCGGGCGCGCTGCGGCTCAATATGGAACCAGCTAATCTCATTCTTAGCCTTGAGGTTTTCATAGCCCCATTCGTCCAACTCCACGTCGTAGGCCTTCTTCTTGATAACGACTTGGCCATAATACTTACCCGTCTCTTCGTCCTTGGAGAAACGACGAATCTTGTCCACCTTGAACGCAGTCTTCGCGTTCATCATGTCGGTATCGTCGGGCTGGAATACAACTGACGTAGCGCTGCGACGGATACCGCCACTGAGAACGGCGTCGGCAGTAAACATCAGAATATCATAGGCGTGAATCGTCTTGAGGCGACGCATTCCCTCTTCTTCGATAAGATAATCTAATAGCGCCTTAATCTTCTGGTGGGTCTGCTTCAGCCCCTTGTGCCCCGGTGCCTTGCCGCCGCCCGTCTTCAGGAGAGCCCCCTTGGCGCGAATCTTCGAATAGTCGAACACAATCTTACGACCTGTGTAGGCCGTATTCTTGAAGTAGCACATTAGCAGCGCTTCTACTGAGTCGGCCCAACCTTCGATGGTGTCATTCACCACGTAAGCCACAACTGTCCCGGTCTTGTCCTCAGCCGAAACCAAGTCGGGCAAACGTCCAAGAAATTTTTTCGACAGGCCAATGCCCAAACCGCAGCCGCACAGAAGCAGGTAGAAGGATTCGGAAAACGAGCGGATGGAATCAATGTGTCGAACCGAACAGTTGAAGATGCGCGCCTCATGTGCCTCAATCGCCTTGCCACCGAACTGAAGCGAACGCATTGAGGGAGCCACTAGTTTTTCGCGCACCTTGTCAAAGGCCCACTTAATTTCGGTCTTGTCTTCTTCGGGCAACCAAGCAAAGCGCTTCAGATGCATCTTCTCCAACCGCCCAACTGCTTCCTCCCAAGTTTCTCTGCGCCCCTTTTTCTCGTCATAGCGGGCATACTTACTCGTGAAAGTAAAATTGGCGATTTCCTCAAGGAAATTGATAGATTGATTTGATTGACTCATAGAAATAAAACCCGCCTTAGCGGACAGGGAGCTATTATACACGGTCTATCTGAATTGGTCAACTCTTTTCAAGTCCCCAATCATTTTCTCCGACTCACTCTTTTTTCGGTGTAGTGGGAATCAGCGTATGAAACCCCATCTCGCGGCGCGGCTTCGGCACATAGGTCTCATCCGCCTGTACTCCGTAGATATCGGCCAGCGTCATCGGTTCGGTGACCTTGATGTCCTTGCCCAGATGCTTGACCAATCTCTCCGCATCCTCCATGTTGAGGGCGGTAAAATCGTGCTCTAGCAAAAGCCGTCCGCGCCGCAACAGGGCTTTGTCCACGTATTGACGGTCCATATTCCAGCTTACAATAAGGGTGATACGGAGAATGTTGCCCAAGATGCCGTCGCTGAGGTTGAGTAGCGTAGATACCACGGAATCATCGCCTCCATTGCCGCGCTCACGCACCGCTTGCTCCGCGTCTTCCAAGATAAGAATCGCATCCTTGTGGCTCATGAGCGTGCCGATGAAAGAGGGGGAGGCCAGTTCCGGAGTCATGTTGACCGGGACAAAAATAAACTCACGATTGACAATAGCGCTGAGATGCTTGATGTAGGTGGACTTGCCTGAGCCGGGCGACCCGTGAAAGATTATTAGCCCGGCGCGCTTCTCGTTGAGACGGGCCAAGACCTTGTCATGGACCTTGTTAAACCCAGTGCCGTAGTTCAGTTCGAGGTCGCTGATAACCGGGGGGTCAAAGGTCACGCTATTGACAGACATGCTGCCGTTACGACTGACGAGAATGGAGACTCTGGAATCGCCCTCAGTCTCAATGACCCACTTCTCGAAGTCTTCATTGGCAAAGGGTTTGGACAGCGGGCGATAGAAGGTCAGGTTCACGCCCTCTTCCTCCACAGTCACGTCGATAATATTTTCCTTGTACCAGAACTTGGCCCCCGAATCGGGGTTGATGTCGCCCTCCCAGAAAAGGGGAACATCGACCACAACATCATCGTCATCGTCATCTCCACCCGGAGCAGCGTCCTTCACCTTATCCTCCACCCGAAGCATTTCATCTATCAGCTTGCCTTCTTTGCGCAGAAAAACCAGTGCATCCAAGTTGAAGGTCCGCTCATCATTGAGCATGGACACGGGCTCGCGATAGGTCGAGTAAATCAGGTAACGCGGATTAACCGTGTTGTCCCAAGCGCCGTAAAGCACTGAGTTCGTGTAAAGCCGCTTCCAGAGTGTTTTGACGTAACGCAAGAAGTCCATACTATGGAGTATGATAATCTTGGGTTAGATTGTCAAGGCTTTGTTTGCCAAATCTTGGGGGCCGGTAAAGCCGGATTGAAGATGAGTCCGCCTTTGGTGTCATCCCAATCAAAGGAGCAATGTCCCCAGCGCCGCTTCTGATAGGCCACCTTCTTCTTGGAACGCTCGTCGTTGAGCCAAGTAAAGTGCTTCGGCATGGCAACGCTCCAAGGAATGGTCATGGAGGAAAAGTAATCCTGATGCTTCAGGTCACGGGTGATAGTCCCGCCGTACTGAATGTCGTTGTCCCCAGAGAAGGAGTGCAACCGATAGCCATTCACACACATGCGGTGAATCCTTGGCGGGGTGAACGCATCTTGTAGGTAGGTGTCTGGGGTAAAGACGACGTTGCGGTAGGAGATACGGAACCACGCGGTGTAGGGATTTTGCTTGACAAACGTGAAGATGTCTTCCAGTTCGCCACTAGACGAAGGGATTTCATCGCTATCCCACTGGATGATAACATCGCACTCCCGCCCAAGCCACCTCAGCGCCATGCTGCGTGCCGTAGTCTCGGGGATATCATCCGGCCCATCAATCAAATGGTCTATCTTGCCCTGAGCCAAATACTCGCGCAGGATTTCCCTCGTACCGTCGTCCTCACCCTCAAAGCCCGCGAACCGGACGGAAACTGCACAGATGACAATCTTATCTGGTCCGCCCGATTCGCGCAACTCTATCCACGGCCCAAGGGATTGGTGGACATAATCTTTGGTGCCAAAGCCGGTGAAGATAATTCCTGCCGTCATAGTAAAGACATAGGAGTTGCAACGGGTAGGTCACGCCATTCTTCCTTGAGTCGCTGCCAAACGGAGTCGTAAGAGCCATGCCCATATAGATAAAGGCCGTACTTAGGGTGAATGCCATTGGGCATATCGGCAATGGCACAGGATGATGCCACGTAAGGTTCCCCGTCTGCCACAATCCACTTCTGTTGTACGCTCAAGACTACATCTACATAATTCATGGTCCCACGGATTTGTCTCAACTCCATGGTCGGCTTTTCGTAAAGAGGTTTCATATCCCAATATTTTGTAAAGCCTGTGCCACGGCGTCAACACTAATATCTTCTATCCTTGGAGCCGAAACATAGTTGGCTTGCGGGTTGATGGGTTGAATAGCCGATACCCGGTTACCATAATACTCACTCGCATACCCCGCGACCGTGGGATGAGAGTAGGCTGAAGCCACCCATGTAAGTCCCGAGTCGATGCCGACCAAGGCACGGCATCCCAGCATGGTTCTGACCGACTCGAAGTAACTTAGTCCTTTGCGCTCAGTCCCCTCTAGCGGCGGTTCCTTGGGGTCGCCCAGTACAATGACCTTATAACCTTTGGCCTTGATTAGCTTGACCAGTTCGCGGGCGCAAAGGGGAGAGTAGGACTTGTTGTTGGGGTAGCCCGCGTAGAACGCCCCGATGTAGTTGAGAGCGATATAGCCAGAGTAGTCTGGCACATCAAACCACTTGTTGAGATGACACTGAAGGCCGTCCTTGGGTGGGGGCAATCCATTCATCCAACACGTTTCTTCGGCTTGGTGAACGTAGTCGTGCCACCGAGGGTGGGAGTGCTGGGGCATGCCGTGAAAGACGCTGTTGTACCATGACGCCCTCAGATACTCTTGGTCCTTCTCATTCGGCCAATTATCATAAGAGTCATAAGCATGAAACGCGTCAATGTGGGGATGCTCCCTGAACAGAGGTTCCATATCCGCGAACTGAGGGCCAACCCCAAGGGTAAAATGCCAGCCGGGATTTTGCTGCTTGAAGGAACGTGCCGCGACCGTGTTCATAATGAGGTCACCGCGAAGACCGAGATTGAATCCTATGGCGCGCTTCATACCCGCTCTTCCTTCCTCATGATGATATGAATCTCGTTAGGATACTTCTCCATGTCCTCATTCAGGGGCGGCGTGTCAGGCAAATCCTTCATCAGGCCTTGGTCAACAGCTTCTGCAAAAAATTTTACGGCCTTCTCCCCGAATTCCTCGGGGTAGGTGGACACCTTGTTTTTGTACCAGATATATCTCATGTCAATAGTTCCGGGTTTTCATGAACATTGCCTATCACCTCAAGATGGTCAAGATACGCCCCGGCAAAGTAGGCCATATTGATATGGGCGGTCTCCACCTTGTCCTTGTTGGTCCAAGAGTAAGCGCAGGCAAAACCGCCGAAGTGATAGACAATAGTACAGGTCATGGCCCAGCCTTGGACTCGCACAATATCGCCCTCATAAATCTCTCTGCTATTCTTGTCCTTAAGTCCGATAAACTGCTCCCAAACGACCGCCTCAATACTGTGTGAACTGACGCATGGACCTAACTTGAACGGGTGAACGTTGTCTCCATAGACATAGTGGAACAATGAAGCCCCGCCATCTGGGGCTTCGTGGCCAAAAAAAGACCGTTGTTCGGGCATCCATTCGTAGTAGAGCCTACCCGAAGCAGGGTGCCACGTCCTGAACTTGATGACTCTACTCATTTTTCGAACGCGTTCCCCACCACCAACACTTCGTTCCACTGGGTATCCAACCTTGCCAACGCCGTGCCTTGGCGCACCCAAAAGTTTTGACGACTTTCATCGAACTCCACAGTCCCACGCGTTCTCACCGCGTCTTTCCTCAACGGGGTGATGAGAACTACGTCACACTCATAAATCTCCTGCCCGTCTTTATCAGTCAAACCACTGGCACGCAAAACGCGCCCGTCCCCATCTTGGGGCGGCGTATCCGTTTCAATCACCTCGTACCCTGTCCAAACCCGATACTTGGCTGTATTATGCTTCATGAGATTATAAGATTTCGTAATACCCTACCGCACTGGCCCCATTGCCCAAAAGCTGGGCGTAACGCAAATCCTTGACTGCGTCGAACTCCACCTGTTTCCAGTCCGGCGCGACATAGAAGCGTTCGACGCCAATGGTTTTATTCGCCTGTTTGAGACAGTCGTGCAACGTACCTTGGGAATAGTTGCGGTCAGGAGGATTGCCTACCAGATGGTCCTGACCCACGGGGGTGGTAAAGCAGAAGGGAACCTCAATGTGTTCGAAGCAAGTCACCTCAGGTGAAAGGAAAGTCTGAGTATTATAACCACCCCGGCCAAGATGTTCCAGCACGGAAATCAGCAGCGCAAAATCAGCCTCGTAAGGCGCGACGCCATGCTTTTCAATCCCCTGCTTGATGATACTAAAGTTGGGATGACTGATATAACGCGGCCACGTCTGGTTGTCGGGCCACATGCAGGGGTCCAATACCGTGACGTGAAAGCCTTGGTCGAGAAGCCAACCTAGGTAGGTGGACTCACTACCGCCAATGTCAAAGACGCGGGTTGCCCCCTCGGCTTTTTTACGCAGGCAGTAGTCTTTTAGCAGGGGAATCTCAATCTGGCGCTCGTAGTTTAGGGATAGGTCGGGGGTCATGTTTTTACTTCGGTTAGTTCGTTGTTCCAGAATCGCTTTTGCAAAGCTTGCTTGGCCCGGTGCCGGGCTTGGTTGAGGTCGTCAAATTCCTTGGCCGACATACCTTCGCCGTGACGGACTTTCTCTACGCCGTCAAAAAGGGCGAGATTAGCCTGATATAGAGCCTCATACTCGGGGGACAGTATAACCCGAATATATGTATCGCTAAAAGCGCCACCCATTTGGTTACAAAGGTCATCTGCAAAACTAATGAGTGGGACTACGGAAAGATTTAGCCTAGCCTGTTTGACACTCAGAATAGCGAGCATATCAAACGCCGCCGCCTCATCTACCGTAACTCTAATCCCTTTTCGTGTATTGTCTTGCATGGTAATCGGACTGCTTCCCGTTGGTGGCAAGGCTCTCAGACTCGGACTCCCGTTCCCCAAGGAACTGCTCCCGCTGAAGGGGTTTGACCATTACCGCCCGCTCATCTCCCACGTGGTGGACAAGATGCGCGAAGCTGGGGCTGAGAGGCTGATATTTGTTCATGGGCGTGACTTCAAAGAAGATATTAAGCGACTTTACCCCGAGTGTCAACACATAAAGCAGGGCAAGGAAGGGTTTGCCCGCGTGTTGGAGGATTGCTGGAAGGCAGGGGTTAGCCCGGACGACCAAGTCTTGCTTGGGTTACCGGACAGTCTATTCGATGGAAACCCATTCCCCGAGATGCTAAAGAAGCCCGGTGTGGTCTGCGGGTTGTTCTTCACTACCCCTGACGCCAAAGTAGACAGGCTAATGAACCAGCGCTTTGACGTAAAGGCTCCCAAGACCGACCAAAATAGCGACCTCTTCTGGGGCGTCATCAAGTTTGATGGCTCAGACTTGGCGCGCATCGTGGCTAGTGGCATCCTTGGGAAGACTAACGAGATTGGGGACATCCTAAACAAGTACGGTTTCAGTTGTGTGTCGGCTGGGCGCTATCAGGATTTGGGGACGTGGCAGGCGTTGAATCGCTGGTGGGGTCAAGTCTGAGACCGGTCACGCTCGGCATTGTCTAGCCGAATAGCTTCAGCCAATATCATTAGGGCCATCCGCGTGCGAAGACTAGCCCTGCCCCCACCATAGGTACGATATCTCAGCCACTCAGAGTCGTCAATACTAACATAGGCGTCGCCCACCTTGTCGAAATAAACCTGTAGGACTCCATCTGGACCGCCATCCGTATCGTCATGTTGACGACGGTAGGGGGTATCAGTCTTGATACTACTGAGCCAGTAGGGTTCTTCGAGAGCAGATTTAATGGTCTTCTCGTTCATGGTTTCGTCTCCGTCAGCTTCCTAATCGCCGGTTCAATCTCCTCGTAGGTATTGGCGTAGTATCCATCCCCGCGATAGTCCAGTTCAACCCGCGTGGAGATAACCTTGACGTTGGGGCTACTCTTGGCCCAGCCGCCCAATATCCCCTCTACGTTAACCTTGTCTTCGGAAAGCGGGAAACGCGAAGCTACACGAGTAGGTCTAATAGCGAGAATGCTGCCGTTTGCGCCGGTATTCCAAGGCGCGTAAGCTACATCGAACTCATCGCGCTCCAATTCCTCAATGGTTGCACCGCTCGTAAAGAAATGGTCTTCGGCCAGCATGAGAACCTTGTCATCCCTATCCTTCAGAATCTCAAAGAGGAGGTTGTAGCCCTCGGAGAAAAAAACGTTGTTGGCTTGATTGGCGACGGACGGCCCCATGTTGTAGAACTTGGTGGGGCGGTAATAAACGTGAGGGGTTAGCAACGGCTCCTGCCCCTCGTAGGACTTGCCGGGTGCTTCCAAACACAGGACATGAATCTCCGCGTTAGGGCGGAAATGCAGGATGGAGCGAATGGTGAGGTTGGCTACAGAGTTGCGATAGAAATTTTTGAGGGCGAATATCATGCTACCAATTAACCATTTCTACGGGCGTGGCGTTGACAAACTTGTGTCCTTGTTTATCATGATGACTTGTCACTCTGCGACACCATTCAACAAACTTGTCTTGTGAGTAGCCTTGTTTCATACGATTAATCGGTTTGCATACCCACTGAACGTTTTCTTTGGTATATGGGAGCTTACTATCCTTACGGTCTAAGGAAAGGTTAGACGTAGCCCTATGATGAGTGTCTAAAGCAAACAACAACGGCTCTCCCGTCAACGCACACAAACCCTTTTGCTTTACGTAAAGGTCCCATGCATCCTGTATCGTTATCTGTATCGGAATGCCTCTTACGATGGCAGATTTACATATCTGATACCAAAAGGTTCCAGACATTCCTTCGTGTCCCTTGTAGGTCTTATTTTTAGGCCCCGAAGCATGGCGGTGGTTATAAGCAACTCCAAGACAAAGCGCCTTATGAGTTAGAGCGTGACGGGTAACTCCAATTTCTTTTGCCAATTCCCGTGTTGAGCCCTCTTCAGGATACCTATCTAACAAAATCTTTTCCATCGCTGGAGTCCAACTTTCCGTCAACCCCATAGAACGAGCCTTTTCACGAATTGCCTTTGGGTTACGTCCGCCCAGCCATTTTACCATCCACCCATCAGAATAATGAGTCTTATAGTGAAGACGCATAATTTCGTGCTCCTCGTCGGTCCACTTCATAAATTGGTCCAATCAATTGGAGTCTGCCCCCAAAACTTACGTTCCTCTTTGGGAAAAAGGGGACGCTGTTCAACCATGGGAGCGTTCCTGACCAAGAACCCATGCGTCGGCCATCCCGCTGTAAACATCTCATGGTCTTCGACAATCCATGCATACTGCTCAATAAGGGTGATGAAATTTTGGTGGGGATAAAACAGGCCGGGAAACGCCACGGGATGGGTCACACCCACATCGGGGATGGTAAATACAGCCTTTCCATTGGGCTTAAGCAATTTCTTCATCTCAAGAAGAACGTTATCTATTCCCGCGATGTGTTCAAGAGTCTCGCTGCATATTAGCCAATCAAACGGCCCCTCGTTATCGAAAAGATGGGCGAACGGTTGATTAAGGTCCACCCGAAGAGATAGGAAGGGACAAAGCTTACTCCCAATCTTTGCTCCGTCTAGCCCCACAAACGTGTTGGAAGAATCCATGCGTTTGAAGAAGTTTCCCCGCCCGGCCCCGATATCCACTACGCGCTGATTCTTAAGACTATCCAGCCCAAAGCGTTTAACGGTCCAGTCGATGCGCCCGCTGTGCTGACGGTCATAATCATCTGCGTATCCTTGGGCCTCATTCTTGGTGTAAAAGCCCTCAACATATATGTCTGGTTGATTGGGTATCATTTGTCAAGTTTTTCTAGCGCCGCCATACGCAGAAAGGTGGAGACCTTAATCCCCGCCTTTTTCGCGGCGGCTTTAATGCGCTCGATAAGACTTTCTTCTAGCCAAATGTTATAGCGTTTACTTGCCATAGCTACTTATACACCAATTTTATGTATTTTTCTTAACCTGACGCTGATTTTTTACTGAATCATCCATTTTGTGCATCCATTACCACATACCCATTGAGAAAATCGTCTTCAACTTGAGCGCGATAAGTCGGTCCCAAATCTTGCCAAACGCCTTCGGCAATTTTTAGGGAATAAGTTACGTAATCCTTATCGACCTTTGTCACAAGACGTTCATATCCGGCCCGAGGGCAAAAAACGACCTTACCAACGGCATCTTCCATACTGATAAGTTTAGTCTGCATAAAGAGGCTTGTCCAAATCGTCTTCCTCGCCGGGGCGCGTACCAGTATGTCCCACCCGAATCTTCTCCGGATTGAAACAGGCGAAGGGGGTAGCCGGGCGCATGCTGATAATCTTGAGGGCTTCACCCAATCCGTGCTCAATGTGCTTGGGTAGATTGGTCGAGGCTACCAAAGCCAGTGCAGCCCGCAAATCGCGAGTTCGATAGAAGGCTGGGTTCATCGAAAAATCGTCGTGAAGAAATGAGTAGTCATCATGGTCCACGGCCTTACGGTCAAGGTTATGCTTCTGTTTGAGACGGTTGATTCGCTCCCTTTCGTTGCTGAACCTTGGGATACGCACCTGAACGAGGTAGGGGTCATTGTCAAGATACCTCGCAGCAAGTCCAATGTACTTGAGAAGATTTTCTCCGTAGGCCTTGATAGACCAATCGTCTTCTAACATGAAGACAAAAGGAGTTTTCACCTCATTGATTATCTTAAACGCGTCTTGTAAATACCCTATCTGATGACTATCGGTCCCGTGCGACCATTGTCCTTCGGAAACAAAAATTCGAAACTTATCTGCTCGCAACTGATAATCCATCTCGAACGCCGCGCCCGGACTTTCCCCGGAATCCTTTATGTGGGCAATAAGGTCGCCCCAATAGCCTAAAGGCAGCGCACTGCGAAAAGATTCTATCGTCCCAAGATAACGCGACTCAACACCAAAGTGACCCTTGGTGGTAGTCATCAGACACAGAGTAACAGGAATGGAGGACATCACTCCTTCTTCTCTGCCGCCTGCTCCTGCTGCTTACCCAACTCTTGGGCCATCAAAGTCAACTGCGCCGAAATCTGGTTGAGCACTTCCGGGTGCATGCGCGCAAAAAAAGTCGCGGCCACCGTACGCTGGAAGAAGGACGAGACCCAAACGGAAATTTCTTCCGCCCACTCAATTTCATTGAAGGGAATATTGTCCTTGTTGACAATCTTGACCTTGAAGTCCACGTTGTCCAAGGTGGTCGGGGCGCTGGGCGGAACGGTTATCACGAGATTGCTGTACACAATGCGGGTACCGCTCTCCTTAAGAACAATCTCAATGTTGCCGTCATCGGCAATGTTGAACGTGAACTTCTTGCCCTTGTGCTCGCGCTCCTGAGAGGTCAGCATTTCGCGGGCGAACGGGCTGTAGAAGGTATAGTCGTAATAGCGGCTCAACAGATGGAGCACGGCGTGGACGGACTTGAAGATTTCTTCGGATTCGGTAGGTTGGGTGGGTGTATCGTTCATGTTAAAAGTAGATGATAAGGGTTGGTTTCTTGAGACGCTTGGCGATAGAGAGGGAATTGGCGGTGCCTTTGGACTGGCCATCCCAACAAGCCAAGACAAAGTCGCTGTTGCTGATGATATCCTCATTGCGGATGAACCCGGCTGCTTTACCGTGCTTGTCCCAGTCGGGCTTGAATACGGTTAGTTTGACGCCAAAGTGGGTAGCAATTTGCTCACCCATTGTATCTGCGCCCGCCGCGCCACCGCTGATAACCTCATTAAATCGTGGAACATAGCAGTCCTTGAAATGCTCGTAGTCACAGAGGTATTCTTCCACCATGGTGAGTAGGCGACGATAGTCAGAAAAACCTCTTGAACCAACGATGGCGAGTTTCATGTCCCTCTATCTTAACGGGCCTGTGCCCCTGCGTCAACTTATTTCGACCATATTCTTGTGGTCGTGGTCGTCCGTGAAATCCCTGCGCTCCAACACGTGGTAGCGCCACACATCGTTCAAAATCTTTTCCTCGCGCAGAAACTTCTTGAAGTCCTCGGGCATATCTTTCTGATGCTCAAGCATATACGTCTTGATTGAGTCGGCGGTAAGAGCCAACCCAAGCTTGGTCCGGCAATACTCGCGGAAGACCAACCGGCGCGTCTCCCTCATGGGGAACAACTTCTGGGGGTCACCATTTTTCTCTAACCCCAGCAACACGTGATTCGAACCCCAAGGTTGCCCGATATAGTACTTCAAATAGTGGTCTACAAAATGGAAACGGTCAGGGCGCTTGATGGGACGAACGTTCAGCCTGATTTCTGCCTCGTTAGGAATAAATGGACTAAGTTCAACCGCCTGCATTCCGCCATCCAAACGTCGTAAGCCCTCATGGGGAGTCCCCTGATACTGAAGAGACTCATGATATTGGAACAGAATTGGCTTGCCGTAGTAGAAGAATGTATTGATAGGAGTTTCATCGCCCATAGGTCCAGCCCCACGCCGTATCATTCCACCAACATGTGTTTTCAAGAACTTGGGGACAAGCCGTTCTAGTGTGTCGCACTGCATAACCCACTCTCCCTCTTGAACGGCCCCACAATGCAAAGCCACATTGCGCGCTAGGTCATGTCGTCCAGTATAAGGAAGGTACGTGATGCGGCCCTCTCCCTTGATTAGCTCCAAATACTGAGCCTCCTCATCCGTGCGCGCACCAAAGTAAACGGCGCACACCCCGTTGAAATGGGCCTTGATGGGCTCCCACAGTTCTGTCAGGTCAACCAGTGACCCCGGCCCGCACATGAGGGTGAGAAAGATTTTCACTTCGCTCTTCCCCTCGTCCCGCGTCCCTTGTTAATTTCCATCTTGGCTATAACCTCAGCTTCGATGTCAATCCCATTTTCCTGAGCCATACCCGCTACGCGCAAGATAATATCGGCTAGTTCCGTTCCCAGTTTGTCCGTAGGCTTTTCACCCCGGCACTCGTTTGCGGCCTCACCGATTTCCGACGCGATAAGAGCCAAGTCCTCCAAAGGAGTGCGCTTGCCTGCCCAGCCCACGGATTGGAGCCACTGGTAGTGGTGTAATGCGATGTTCTTGAGGGTCATTCTTCGTTCCAATGTTTGAGGTTGTGGGGGTGATAAGGAATTTTATCAAGGTCTTCGTTAGTCAAGGGCTTTTCCACCTTGGTCCCGTCACGAGCCGACCAAACCGGTGCCCAGAAAGCAGACTGACGAAGCCGTTGTTCGCGATAGAGCCAGCCTAGATGGACCACGTATGGATAGGCGGGATTAGGCGAATGACCAAGAGGTTCGCTGTCAACAAGGGATGCGGTGGGGATTAGAAAACCCCCGTAGGTATCTATCAACTCGCACGTATCAGACCGTTGGATATCGGTCGTCCCATCAGGGCGCGCTGCGAAGGCAACTCTACCCCGCTTAATGAACGGCTTGTTGCGATGCAGATACCATTTCTTTCCCAGAGAACGGTAATGGTGTTCGTCATGAAAGAGGTCAATCACGTTGACAAACAAAGCATCATAACCCCACTGGTTCAGGGTTTGCTTGGCTGTTTCCCATTGAGCGCGGTTACTGAGCGGCAAAACCTCATCAATATCTAGCAGCGTGCAATACTCGCGGTTGCACTTCCTCAAAGCCTCGTTCTTTATCATCCCGTCAAAAAGGGGATTGCTCAGAGGAATGTCTGTCGCCGTAATGGTATATTCTACCCCATTGCCCGGCTTGGCTGCTAACTCGCGGGTATACTCAGTCACTGCCGCCAGAGTATCATCTGTTGAAGTGTTGACGGCAATACTAATCTGCCCCTCCCCGTTCAAAAATCGCGTCCAGTTGTCCAAAGTCTCGTGCCATGGGAAACCCATTGCGTTGGCGTTGTAGAGCGCGCAGTAGATTGAGTGGTCTTTCATGGTTTCACAAATTGTACCACTTCCCTCTTAATTTTTTCACCCACTTCTTGGGCTTTTTCAAAAAACTGTACGGAAAGACTAACGACACTCTTTTCTAAGACTTTAATAATCACTTCTTCAGCCTCTTTCCTTTTTTTAACATCATCAGAAACCAAGGCGACGAATAGCCGTCTATGTTCCGGAGTATCCACGACTTCAATGGGTATACTAAATAATAGGCTCATTTTTGTTTTCTCCTGAATCTTACTCTCAAATCCTCAACATAATCCTTCTCCATCTTGGCCAACTCGGTTTCGTCCCAGCAGTGGAAGGAATCCTTGACCTCTTGTGAGGGAACGGTTGCATCAACCCATTCGCCCCGCTTGGCGGTCTCAAACTCTTCGTCGGTAATCTTGGGGTAAACTGCGTCCTTCGTTACGGGCGGAACGATGACCCACAAAGCCTTGGTGTCGGTGCGATGCAGCCAGACTCCACCGTCGCCCATATCCCTCAGCGCATAAACCCCGTTGTCCGCCACCCAAGGCGCGGTCGGCGGCATCCAATGAACTAGATTTTCTTTCGCGTAGATATCCTGAATCTGCCGCTCACGCCACACACCGTCATGATACTTGCCCGCGCCGTGATAGCCCAAGAATCCGTTTCGTTCCATGTCCTTGTAGAACCGGGTGGAGATAAGATGGGCGCGCTCACTGTAGATGCCCGCACCGCAAGGTTGTCCAGCCAAACTGATGGACCCGACCTTCTTCACCCCGTCGCCCGCGCCGAACTGGTTGACTAGACTGACGAACTCCATCTCGGTAAAGTCCCGCGCAAAGATTTGGTCGTTCTGTAGGTACAGAGTAACCGGGCTGAAGACCGCCGCGAACAGGTCACGCGTGCCCAAGCCTAGACCAGTGGATTCACGGTTGACTATTAGCTGGTCTACTAAGCCGTCCTTGACGAACTGAAGAGGATAATCCTCGCCTGACCCGTTGTCGCAAAAAATAATTTTGTGTCCGACCTTGAGGTGGCGCTTGACCGACTCCAAACAGAGCCGACTTTCATGGGGCTTACAAAAGTCAAGGACTGCCACCGTGAGGATAGGTTCCTGATAAGTCATTAGATAGTGTGATAAAGCGAAATGATACGAGCGGCTACCGCTTTGGCAGTAAACTTGGGCACAAAAGCCAGCGACGCATACCCGGTCAGGTCGGCCTTAATCTGTTCCTTCCACTCCTTGTTGTCCTCAATAGCACGAATCAGCTTGGCCGCATCCGAGATTGAGTTGATGCCTTGGTAGTGCAAAGCAAGAGGCGACTGAACCCAGAACTCGTCAAAGGTGCTGAGGTCCGGCGCAATGATGGGGATGGCCCCGCACACAGCAGCCTCAATCGCGGGTAAACCAATCCCCTCGTTCTTCGACATCATCATCACGTAGTCCACGCTGTTGTAGAGGTCGTTCAGGGTCTCGTCGCTGACAATCCCCATGCGCGTGCCGTAGCCCATGTATTCTGGACCAACAACCACAACCTCGTGCTCATTGAACCCGGCGTGAATCAGTGCTGAAATGGCCGCGCCCGTCCGCTTGTTGGCGTCACCCGTACGCCCAATCAGCATGGCCTTGAACTGGGGAAATCTTTTTGTCCCAGTGGGCTTGACGGGCTTCATGGGGTAGTAAATGGCTTCGGCGTCAACCCCGCACTTTTCCTTAAGCTCGGCGGCAACGGTCTTGGAGATGGCCGTGATGCGCGAAGACTTGGGAAGCTGCTGCTTTAGTCGTTCCACAATCTGGGCGTGCTCCACGCAGTGAGGACAAATGTCGAGGACATTAAAGATGGTCTTCTTGTTTTGGGTAAGGTCAAGGTATTGGTCGAACGGTGGATTGCCCACGAACACAAAGTTCACGTCGGGGTCAGTCACATCAAACGTATGCTCATGACCTAGCTCCGCAAACCCAGCGCGAAGCTGGGGGATTTGGCAAAGCTGATTGGCATCAGCGCCTAGGACGGAAACCTTCATCGGGGCAACTCCGGGTTTTCGAAAACGTTGCCGACAACCCTCATGGTTTCGGTGTTGAAGTTAGCGTCATTGGTAGCCCACTCGTATTCGCGTCCAAAGAAGAAGGTACCGTTTTGAAAGAAGACCTCACCTTGGGCCTTGTCCCAATCGTTTTCCCCAACCTCGTATTCAAACTCTACGATATCACCCTCCCAGATATCCTTGCCGTTGATGTCCTTCAACCCGGTCCACTGCATGATAGGACAGATATTGCCGTTATCGGGCTTGGGGTTGTCCTTGTTCCAACTATCACAGGCAGGATTGACCCACGCCCAACCAAACTGGTTGCCGGGGCCGTACCAGAGGATGCCACCCGCGTTCCAGCAAAGGGTTTGGACATCAACCATTTTGTGATGGTCCCATGCGCGGAAAATAGTGGGACGGATTTCGTAAGTGAATTTACTCATGGTCTTAATAGTATTCCTTCTGTGTCACTTTGTCAACTTTTGATAGAACTCCGCACACTTGTCGTCCACCCGGATACGGCTCGGGCAGAAGTCTTCCAAATAGAGGGAATCCAAACTACGGACGCGGCTGAGAGCCGAATAAACAATGCCCGTACCAAATGCTTCGTTCAGGTCAATGTATGCACAATCCAGTGTGGCCGACTGGCACTTGTGAACCGTCAGCGCGTAGGCTATCCGGAGAGGAATCTGATTGCGCGTTGCCACCGTGCGGTACTTCAAGTCGCCGTCCAACCCCTTTTGCTGCTCCTTGATTTGCCACTCAACGTTGCTGACCACCGTGCTGCCGTGCTTGAACTTGACTTCGACCCCCTCAGTAGTAAAGCATTCGACTACTCCGATGGAGCCATTGACAAACCCAGCCTCAACGTCAAGGTTGCTCAGCAACATGACTTGCGCGCCTTTCTTCAACTCAATCAGTTCCGCCGCTGGGCAGTTCTTGTTGAAAATCTCGGTGTAGTGCGGACCACCCATGTCGCGGGCGCGAAAGAAGAAAGACTCCTCCTTGATTTCCGCCAGCTTGGCGTTGTTAATCCGGTCCACGTCCACGTTCTTGCAGTAAATCATAACCGGCTTCAAATCCTTGGGGATGGGCGCGCCAACCCGGCTCTTAAGCAAGGCAATGTTCGTGATGTCACCAAACCGTAGCTCGTTGAGCAGCTTGGCAAAGTCACTGTTGTTGTCCTGCCGCACAATCTCCGTCAGCGCGCAAACCTCAATCTTGGCCTCGCGCCATGACCGGCTTTCGAACACGTAGGTTTTGACCGCATCGTTTTTCCACACCGGAGGCAGTTGGAGCAGGTCACCCGAGAGCAAAAGTTTTACCCCGCCAAACGGCATGCTTGAACGGCGAAAGTATTTTAGGATGATGTCCAGCTTGTCCAGCAGTTCACCCTTAATCATGCTGACCTCGTCAATGAGCAGCACCTTGACCGACTCAAGCCGCGCCGCAGCTTTCCGGTTCTTGTTAATCTTGGCAATGAGAACCCCAACTTCTTCTTCGCCCAGCCCAATACCGGCCCACGAGTGAAGAGTCTGTCCGCCGATGTTAAAGGCTGAGACGCCCGTGCTGGATGTCTTGCACATGGTTACCCCATTGACGGCCAGAAAGTCATACAAGACCTTGACGCAGAAACTCTTACCTACGCCCGCCGAGCCGGTGATAAACACATTGCCACCCATGAAGAAGCGTTCAAAAAATTTTTTCTGTCCTTGCGTCAGGGTCTTCCACTCGGAAGTTTGCTGGAAACGAGAAAATAGATGGGTGAGAGAATTTGCTTTACCGAGTGCCATAAGATGGCTACAATCATAAGGAATGAGAGGTAGTGTGTCAAGGCCATTCCGCGCCAAACGAGAAAAAGTTGACAGACCAGTTCATTTTGCTTATTATGCAGTATAGCATAGGACAGAACTCGCCAGCCGACTTCTCTACCGTTCCATTTAACACTGTCCTATCAAAATTTTTTTCAGGGTGCCCACCCAGCTTGGGCCGTCCTTCCCACATCGACGCAATAGCAGAGGTGGGCGTGTAAATACGGAACATCCGCGTACGGCGGGTCCATATCGAAGGTGCGGTCTCTAGGGTAAGCCTGCCAGAGTGCGGGAAAACGCAAGAGTAACCAAGCGAATCGAACAGTGTTCGAATCACTCACTATGTGGCTACGACAATCAGCCAAGGCTAGGAGGGGCAAACCGCAAGCCGAGACATAGTTTTGTATACCATAGGCTCCAAACGGCTCCTGTCAATACTAAGAGTACCCTAATTCGTTAGGGTCTCTTTGTGCCCATTTGTCCACCGGCCCCCGTCACTACGTTCCGGTATCTTCGCTCCGCTCAGATAGCAAAGATGTTTTCAGTCAAGCCCATCATCGGGTTCAGCAAGGCGCGATTTCACCCGGTTCCAGTCTCGGATTTAGTTCACTGCTAACTCTTTCTCCTTTCAAGCGACTCGACCAGCCTCCTTGAATAAGCTTAACTTATAACAGATAAACTAGTTAGGTACAGAGACCGAAGGATAAGACTGAATGAGCATAGCGAATTCACCGCGAAGCGGCATGGGGTAAAATAAGTATAGCAAAAAGTTGACAGTGGATACCATTATTGCTATTATCGGGTATAACCTGATACTCTTCGGAGACTAATATTGTGCTAGAAGCCACGCTAATTTACGCCCTGTTCACATGGTTTTTCTTTTTTCTCTTCAACTATGCAGAGATAACTTCCAAGCCCTCCACGTGGGCTAAGGGGTTCTTGGGGGCGAAACTCGGATACCCACTGGGGTGTGCGCTATGCTTCTCGTTTTGGACGACGCTGGGTTTGTGGCTGATATTCCCCATCCCCTTCCTCTTGGTGCCGACCGTTGCGGTTTCCACCCTCTTTATTGACTTGGCTTACACCAAGCTGTCTGCATCATGATTTCAGACCTTGACCTAATCAACCGCATCAAGAAGGAGCAGGATTCCACGGCTGTCACCGAACTGGTGAACCGCCATACCGGAATCTACATGAATATATTGAACGAGTATGCTGTTCGCCCGTGCTTTCGGCACAAGGCCAACGTGCCCGATTTGAAGGATGAGAACTATATCAACATTTATCAGTGGGCGCTAAAATATGACCCAACTCTGGGCATGAAGTTTGGCTCCTATGTTGGCAGCATGACGAAGTTCATGTGCAAGTCGATTATCACAAAAGGTACTGAGAGTGTCGAGGTGGACGAGGATAAATTGATGTCCCCTGAAGAGGGGATTGCCGAGCACGTGGAAAATGAATCCGTGCTGGATGAGGTGAAGACCGAGGTCAAGGAAACGGATGACCCCGTGTTCAGAAAAATTTTCAAGCTGCGTTACGGGGGCAAGAAACAGTTGAGTTGGCGTCAAATCGGAGAGGCCGTCAACATGACCCACGAAGGGGCGAGAAAACTTTTCAACAAGCACATGAATCTAATCAAGGAGCACGCGGCTGCGTAACAATTTAACCCATACAAAAATGCACTACAGAAACGGCAGAGAAGCAAAGAACGGCGATAAAATTATCAGTCTCAACGGCGGCAAAGTCGAAGCCTTTGGCGTCCTCCACAGCGCGACACCGGGAAACGACTATTGCAACGGACGTATTGCCATAGACCAGTCAACGCAAGCCGGTGCCTGTATGTGTGACTGTCTGCATGTTGATGACCTTGCAGCCATACTTGCGGAGAAGGGCTTGGATAAGCGCCCTTCAGCCAAATAAAAAGTTCTTAATATGACCCATCCATCCACCCAAGAGTTTGCTCTGAACGTGCCCATCAACGCGGTTTCGTTCGGCCAAGTGTCCGTCGCCATCATGCGCGAGCTAAAGAGCCGTGGCTACCAGCCCAACATTTTTCCCATCGGGGGACAGGCCGATTTGAGCACTCAGAAGAACGACCCTGAGTTCAACCAGTGGCTTGGTCATTGTATCAACAATGCGCAGAAGGACCATTCCCGCAAGAAAACCTCCATCCGTCTGTGGCATATCAACGGTAGCCTTGAAACCTACAGTGAAACCGACTCGCGCCTCATCACGTTTCATGAAACCGACCAGTTGACCCCCTACGAGATTAACGTGCTGAAGAACCAGAGCAAAGTCTACGTCACGAGCAAGTTTACCCAGCAGGTTTTTGCCACGTTTGGAATTCAGGTAGAATATCTGCCGCTGGGATTTGACGCCCATAATTTTGCTCCGCTGGCCAAGCGACCCAAGATTGATGGGGCTATCCAGTTCGGTTTGGCGGGTAAGCTAGAGGTGCGTAAGAACCACCTAAAGATTCTCAACCTGTGGGCCAAGAAGTACGGCAACAACAACAAGTATCGGCTAAACGCCGCCGTGCATAATCCCTTCCTCAAGCCCGAGCATATGAATGCGCTGATTGGGCAGGCGCTGGAAGGCAAGCCGTGCCGGAATATCAACTTCCTGCCGTACATGGGTAACAACGCGGAGTACAACAATTTTCTTCAGGCCAACGATATTCATCTGGCCTTGTCCGGGGGTGAGGGCTTTGACCTTCCCGCTTTTCAGGCTACAGCCTTGGGGGCTCACACGGTTGCCCTGCGCGCCCACGTGTACAACGACTATCTCAACGACCAGAACGCGGTGTTGGTCAGCCCCAATGGCAAGCGCCCCGCCGCTGACGGAATTTTCTTCCACCCCAATTCCCAGTTTAATGTGGGCAATTTCTTTGACTTTGACGACAAGGCTTTCTACGCGGCTTGCGAAGAGGCTGAGAAGCGCGTGGCTCAGGGGCTGAATACGAATGGACTGGAATTACAGAAGAAGACGTACGCCCAGACGGTGGACGTTTTGCTAAAAGACCTCAAATGAAACTCAAGCAGTGGCTGACTCGGTTTAATCAGCGCGCCGCATGGTATAGCTACAACCTAGCCAAGCGCTGTGCTCTTCTCTTGGACAACAACTCCATATGGGTCAAGCGTCCCGCTTATACGGAAAAAAATCTTGGGCTTCGAAAGGTCGGAAACCAAAAAGTCAGGTGTTGGCAGGTTACCGATTCGCACGGGGAAAAGTTTGTCCGTGTAGACGATACATTTAGTTTCCTCTCTTACGGTGCGCCCACTTTCGGTGTATCCTAACCACTGCTTGACTAAGAAAAGTAATAGTCCTACCGGTCTGCTCCGTCCCTATAGCATGGAGCCCAAGTCAGAGTATCTGACCCGTTTCACCTCAAACCGCGACATGAGGGAATTGTATCCGACCATTGGTCGGCGCACCGCAGCGGCCAAAAACCTTTTCAGGGAACGCTGGGAAAATGCCCCCGTGACCGTGACCAAGGCTGATGGCAACCAGTTTTTCATAGACTAACATGCCCAACTACGTATTCCAAAAGGTAGGAAGTGAAGAGACCAAGGAATTTGTCTTCTCCATGAAGGACGCCCCCTTATTCGGGAGCGTGATTAAACGTGACGGGGTCAAATGGAAAAGGCTTATGGTTAACCCGCAGGTAGCCTGCTCAGGGTTAAAAGCCATTGACCCTTATTCGTCCCAAGCTTTTGTCAACAAGACCGCACAGATGAAGGGCACGGTAGGTGACTTGTGGGACCTAAGCAAAGAGCAAAGTGAAAGACGCGCCCAAAGAGAGGGTGGTACGGACCCGGTTCGTAAAAAATATTTTGCGGATTACAAGAAGAGAAAGCGCGGAACCCCACATTCACAAGAATTGGCCGAAGGACATAAAGCTGCGAAGGAACATCTTGACAAGGGATTGAAAGCACTGGGCGTTTCAATCGTCAATCCGGGGCTGCTTAAATAACTCCACTGGCCTTAAGGGCTCTTTTCCAGTTCTCTCGATAATTGGAATACCAAAGCCATTCAGCGCGAAATCTTCCGATGTCTTTTCCTGCTTTTTCTGACTCAATCCACTTCAGTTTCTCAATCTCTTCCTGTTCCAACCGATGAAGGATGAACAAGTTAGACCTTTCGATTGGAAACATATAACCAGACTGCATAAAAAAGTTGACACCACCTCGCAGGATGGTTACTATAGCAATACACTGATAGATTCATTCATTTAACCCAACAAAACTATGGCACTAGGCAATCATAATCGCATCCAAGGCAAATCGTACTCCATCAAACTCAGACTCAAGCAGGGGGATGATTTCCTCGACAATGCTATCTTCGAACTTCAGAAAAAGGTAGGGGAGGAATATGTTCCGTTTACCGATGAAGAACGCGAGGCTCTGACCGGTTCCACCGACCCTCTGCGCGATGTCGCGGGTGACCTCGTCAAGCTTGACACCCGTCAGGGTGAATACGAAGGCTCGCCGGTCTACTCCGTCACAATTGCTCTTCAAGACCCCGTTCGCGGTGAAGTCTACTACATCAACGCCAGCTTGGGCAGTAGCCTCGTTCGTGGATTGGCTAATTCCATCCTCAACCTCAAGGCCTTCAACAATGTTGAAATCGGACTTTACGGCAAGAAGAACAAGGAGACAAAGAAAATTTATCCCACCGTCGCCCTCCGTCAGGGTGGCGTGCAGGACACGGTTAAGTGGAAGTATGACACCAAGCAAGAGGGCTGTCCCCTTCCTGCCGTTCGTGAATTCGTTGGCCGTGGTGGCAAGACCGAGCGCGATTATTCCGCTCAGGAAAAGTTCTTGTATGAACAACTGAAGGAATTCGGCAAGGTCGTTGGGGCCGCTGCCAAGAACAAGCCTGCACATGCCCCGGCTCAACCCCAGCCCGCTGCTGGTACTCCCCCGGCCACGCGTACGCCGCCCCCTGCTCAGGAAGGCGCTGACGAAGACGTTCCTTTCTAAGACGAGACTAGTGCCACACTCAAACCCAGCCCTCAAAAGCTGGGTTTTTTCTTGCCCAAAAGTTGACAGATTGGGCTACTTACACTAGTATAGTCGTATGCGTCATCGTATCCTTCTTCATACCAACCCCTGCCATCTCAAGACCGGCCTCGCGGAAAACGCCCGCACGTTACTCAAGTATCTTTACAAGACGGGCAAGTATGACCTCGCCCACTACTGCTCCCAAGTCTCGGTGGCCGACCCGATGTTGCAGACTACTCCATGGAAGTCGTTTGGAGTTCTCCCCACTGACCCGCGCTTGATTAACGAGCTTAACCAAGACCCCGGCAAGGCGCGTGACGTGGCTTATGGCGCGTGGAATATTGACAACGTAATCAAGGAGTGGAAGCCCACCATCTATCTGGGCTCTGACGACATCTGGGCCTTTGGCAAGGGCAACTATCTGGACAAACCGTGGTGGAAGCAAATCAACTCGGTTCTACACGTAACGGTGGATTCACTACCGGTGTTGGAACAAGCCTATGAACAGGCCGAAGCCACCAAGCATTATACCACATGGGCCAAGTTCGCGATGAACGAGATGAAAAAGCGCGGGCCAAAGTTTGCCCACGTGGGTCAAATCTACGGGGCAATGGACACGACCAAGTTCGAACCGATTACTCCGGAACAGCGGGCCGAACTGCGCAAGCGTTTCGGTATCAGTGATGCAACTACGGTGTTTCTCTTCGTGGGACGCAATCAGCTTCGCAAGCAGTTCGTTCACTGTATCGAAGCGTTCGCCCAGTTCAAGCGCGAGAACCCCACCGCCGATGTCAAGCTTTGGTTCCACACCAGCTTCAGTGAAAAGGGCCAAGGTTGGGACATCGTCAAGATGGCCGCTTACTACGGAGTGAGCATGACTGACATTCTTGCTACCTACACCTGTAAGAAGTGCGGCAACTGGATTGTCCATCCCTACGTGGGCGAGGATATCAATTGTCCCATCTGCAAGAACGAGAAGAGTCTTATCACCGTCAACATCGTCAATGGTGTACCGGACGAGGAGATGAAGTTCATCTACGGAATTAGCGACGCCTGTATTTCGGCGTTCAGTTCGGGCGGACTGGAATACCATAATGTGCAGTCTTTGCTTTGCGCCAAGCCACTGGCCTCGACCAACTATTCCTCAGGCGCGGATTTCTGCGAGCAGTCCTTTGTCTATCCACTCGGGTTCACCACCTACATTGAGCAAGGCACCAACTTCATCAAGGCCACAACCAACATCAAGGATATCAAGTCTTTCATGCGCAAGGTGTGGCAGACCTCTGCCCGCGACCTTGCCATTTGGGGTGACCGTGGCCGTGAGTGGGCCGTCAAGACTTTCAGCATCGAAGCCGTGGGGCCGCAATGGGAAAAGCTTTTCGATGCCATGCCGATTCCCAATTGGGAGACAATCGACCTGAAGCCCCAGTTGAAGGACGACCAATATCAGTTCCCGCAGGTAGATGACCCGGACCAGTTTCTTACCCTACTTTACTCTAACATTCTCAAGATGGATGAGCCACCGAACGGTGAGGGGCGTAAACACTGGCTGGTCAAAATCAAGGATGGAATGAATCGACAGGATATTTACAACTACTTCATCTCCGTAGCCCGCAGTGAGAATCAGAAGAACGGGGTGGCCCAACAAGACTTTAATGACCTGCTCGACAAGAACGGCAAAAAGCGCGGCCTCATCCTCATCAAGGAATCCATTGGCGACATCCTGCTCGTGACGGCTTTGTTCAAGTCGTTCCACAAGCAGCATCCGGATACGGACCTCTACGTCATGGTGGACGACAAGTACCGCAGCCTGCTTGATGGCAATCCCTACGTGCATAAAACACTGCCGTACCTGCCCGCGATGGAAAGCGAGATGTTGGCCATGGGCGCTGGACAGCCCAAGGACAAGGCCTACTTCGACGTGTTCTATCACGCGGCTATCCAGACCCAGCGTCTGCTCAGCTATCTCAGCCAGCCCAAACCCGCCTTCTCTCTCGACCATGCCTAACCTCATTGAAACCTACGCCCGCTCCACGGGCCTCCAAATTGACAAGCCTTGGCTGAAGGAGGACTACTTTCCCCTCCCTTTTGAGCGTTACATCACCTTGGCCACCGGTTCAGGACAGGCAGCAAAAAATTATAGCTACTACCAAGATGTGGTGAACATCCTTTCTAGCCATCTTAACAAGCTAGGACTAACCATTGTTCTCTTGGGCGGCAAGGATGACCCGGCGCTTCAGGGTGTGTATGACCTTCGCGGTAAAACTACCTTTGCCCAATCTCACTATCTTATCAAACGTGCTATCATGCACTTCGGTAACGACACGTGGACCGCTCACGCCGCAGGATGGGGTAATGTACCATTGGTGGCACTTTACGGTAGTACTGACGCCTATCTTCACGGCCCCCACTGGCGTTCTGACCATACTATCCTACTTGAATCTCATCGGCGCGGCAATAAGCCCTCGTTTGGACAGGAGGGGCAAAAGACCATTGATTTCATAGACCCCTTCGTCGTTGCCCAGTCCGTGCTTCAAATCCTCGGTTTGGGGGTTGTATTGACCTCTAGAACGCAGTTTATCGGACAAGCCTACCAAGGTGTCGTGCTGGACTACATCCCCAACCTTCCTTTGAACCCCGGCTTCAATCCGGAGGCCCCTTG